CGATCATCAAGCTGCAGCACGTCTACAAGATGAGTTAGCTACCAAAGTAAAGGCTATTGAGGAGGACTTAGAGCCTCAAATTGGATTGGTCTGTTGTAAGGTTGATCCTATCAGCGAAAGTAAGGTACCACTTATCAAGAAGAATGGTGAGTACGCTGCCAGCACCTGTCGTTGGTTTGGTATTGAGCCGTCTAATGCTCTTAACGAACGTCTAGTTGATGGGCCATACTGCCGTATTGAGTTCGAGCAAGGACGTCTGGGATCAGACAAGATCCTGAAGACATGGCTATACTCACTCGGTTGGAAACCAGATGACTGGAACTATGAGCGAATCAACGGCAAGTTTGTTCAGAAGAGCCCTAAGCTTACTGAATCCAGTCTAGAACTCCTTGGGGACATCGGTAAGAAAGTAACAGAGTACAACTCAGCATCTAACCGTTTAGGCATTGTTAATGGCTGGATCAAGGAAGTGGAATATGATGGTCGCCTACATGGGCGTATGTGGACCATTGGAACCCCGACCTTTCGATGCAGACACGAAGTTGTGGCTAACCTCCCAAAGGTCAAGAGCAGCTATGGATACGAGATGCGCTCTTTGCTACTTCCTAGGCAGGGATGGGTTATTGTAGGAGCCGACTCCAGCGGGAATCAGATGCGGGGACTCTGTCATCGAATCGGAAATGATGAATTCACCAACGAAGTAATCAATGGTGATGTCCACACCCGCAATGCTACTGCACTGGAAGAGTTCACAAAATTGTCGCCAGAGGAGGGACGAGATACAGCTAAACCTTTCTTGTATGCCTATCTCTTTGGTGCCGGGCCCGGTAAGGTAGCTCTGATTCTGACGGGACGTAAAGACACTGCTCTCGGTAAGCTAGCTATGGAGAAATTTCAAGACTCAATTCCGGGACTAGCTGAGCTTAAAGAACGACTCGAAGGAGAGTTCAATAGGACTACAGATAGATTTGGTGCAGAGAATTCATTCATCAGAGGCATTGATGGACGTATCGTTTTTGTAGGTAGCAAGCATCAGGTCTTGAACTACGATCTACAGACTATCGAAGGAGTTACCTGCAAGGCTGCAGCCGTATACTTCCGAGATGAGATGCATAATCGTCACCCTGAAATTCCTTATCAGTTCTTGTTGCACTACCATGATGAGTTCGCTGTCGAGTGTCCGCCAGAGCACGCCGAAACTGTGGCTGAGATGGCTAAAGAGGCATTCACAGAAGCCCCAAAATGGTTTGGTGTACAATGTATGTCAGGTGAAGCTAAGATTGGAACTAATTATGCGGAGGTACATTGATGGGTAGAACTGAATTCGATGTTGCGCTCATCGATGTGGATAGTCTGATCTATTCGATTACATGGGTGCATGCTAATGAGCGTGCTGCTCAGAAGGCGCTAGTAGGTAAGGTAGAGGAGATCATTGAAGACGTCTCTGCCAGTGATGCCTATGTGTTTGTCAAAGGTAAGAACAACTTCAGGTATGATGTCGATCCTTTCTATAAGGCTAATCGCATCAATAAGACTGATCCTGAGATGACAGACCGTATTAATCGCCTATATGAGTTTGCACAGGAGGAGTTTATCTGTTCGGATGGTGGCGAGGCAGATGACTATTGCTCTATCTTCGCTTATGAGATTATTGAGCAAGATAAGGTTCCTATCGTATGCCATATCGACAAGGATCTTAATATGATTCCCGGTTGGCATTGGAACTATAAGACTAAGAAACTTTACTTTACCTCTCCCCAAGATAGTTTCGTTGCAATGAGCCGACAGTTACTTACAGGAGACTACAACGATCACATCCCTGGACTTAAGGGTATTGGGGATGTAACAGCCAGTAAGATCCTGAAGAATCGTTTTCTGCATCAGATGAAAGATCGTATCCTAAGCTATTGGGAAGAACATTCATTGACCAATAAAGATGGTCATGGTCCCGAGTGGCGCACTCGATTCTTTAAGTCGGCTAATTGCCTTCTCCTACGGGAGACGATGGAAGAGCTACGCGAACTTACTGAGGAAGAGATCCTTAAGAAGATGTCTTGGAGTGTTACCGAGGAGAGATATATGCCCGGTATCACTGAAAACATGGACATGATTGCCAGCAACCATAAGACTAGCATCTACTCTGCTAAGAAGGAGATACAAAAGAAATGTCCCAAAGCTCTAGAACTGGCCACTGGCTCTGGCACGGAAGTGACTTCAATCCAGACGACTACCACGGATTCATCTACGGAATCGACTCCATCCTCACCAGTCAGTACTACATCGGAAAGAAAAGCTTCCACAAGTACAAGAAAACCAAAAGGATCGGCCCCAGTGATTGGAAAGACTACACGTCGTCCTCGGAACACATCGCCAAGTTGATCAATGAATTTGGTGATGAGTGCTTTGATTTCCACATGCTGCTTCTCTGTAAGACCAAGGGCATCTGGTCCCATGCAGAGAATAATCTTATGCACAAGTGTGATGTACTTACAATGAAAAATGTTTATGATGAACCAGCCTTTCTTAATAAGCAGATTGGTCCTACTCGCTGGATACCAGTAGGATACAATCATGAAGCTGCAGACTATATTGCTAACCAGATTAAGGAAACAATTCAAAATGAAGAATTCTAATCCACTCGTCCGTGATGAACATTTTCCCACAGATGACGAAGATGAGGATGGCACATATCCTGCGCTACGTTCCGCTGACGATCGCAAAAAGGATATTAAGGCAGCTAAAAAGTTGCTGATGCAGAAAGCTCATAAACAATTCAGGAAGGAATCACGATGAAGATGTACAAGTCAAGAACCGTCAGCGTAAACCAATACGAATCAATCGAAAATATAATTGGGAGTCTAATTGACATCAGCAAAATTGATCCTCATGCTGTATTCTCAGTTGAAGGACTTGACGATCCCAAGATTTTTGTATTTTATCAGGAAGAATTTACTGAGGAAGAATACAGGCGTTACAAAGAAAGGAAAGAAGAGGACGATAGGAAACTTAAAGAAGAGCGTGTGAAACATAAGGCTATAAGAGAAGCTAAAGAAGCTGCCCTCTACTTGAAACTGAAAGCTAAATTCGAGAAGGTATAATGAGCCAATGGACTTATGCCCCCTGTCCTAATCCTGACTGTGGATCCTCTGATGGATTTGCTTATAAGGATAAGGATGAGTGGGGCCATTGTTTTGTATGTGGAAAGAATTTCAAACTAGATACTAACGAACCAAAGAAGGCAACCAAGAAGATGTCTAAGGATAAAGCAGGATCGCTTGACCTTGAAACTATTGCTGGATACGCCACTCGCGGATTCGAGGAACGACTCATCCGTCGAAATATTGCCGAGCACTTCGGCGTAAAGGTAGCCTATGACGAAGACAAAAAGATTGTCGCTCACTTCTATCCGTATTCGAAGAAGGGTGTTGTTGTGGGCTACAAAGAGCGACGCCTTCCTAAATCATTCTCCATTCATGGTGATGCTAAGGGAAAAGGTCTGGAACTTTTCGGCCAGAACGTTGCCCAAGGTAGTAAAACCCTGATCATTACTGAGGGTGAGCTCGATGCAATGGCTGTGTCGCAAGCCCAGTATGATAAGTACCAGAAGTTCTTTCCTGTAGTATCAATCCCCAGTGCTAGCCAGATCAGTTGTATCCTCGATAACCGTGAGTTTGTCCGTCACTTCGAGAGCGTCATCCTTATGTTTGATAATGATGATGCTGGCCAGAAGGCACTGAATGAGGCAGCTAAGATTGTTGGCTTCGATAAGGTCAAGATCGCTAAGCTACCTGAGAAGGATGCAAGCGATGTTCTGGTCAAGCATGGATCAGAAACCCTTATGCGCTGTATCTTCGATGCTCAGGCATATAGCCCTGCCGGTGTGGTCAAGGGTGAAGAGATCTGGAAGCAGTACCTCGAACGCGCTAATACACCCTGTATCCCTTACCCTGAATGCATTGGTGGTCTTAATGAGCGTATTAAGGGGATGCGTGCAGGTGAAATTGTTCTGTTCACGTCTGGTACAGGCAGTGGTAAGTCTACCGTCATCAAAGAGATTGTCCTCCATATTAAGGCAACTACTAAAGACAACATCGGTCTAATCTCCCTCGAAGAAAGTATTGGAGATACAGCCGAGAAGTTCATCGGGATGCAACTCAAGAAGAGCCTTGAAGATGAAGTTGTCCCTGTGGAAGAGACCCGTAAGGCATATGAAGATGTCTTCGGTGATGAACGAGTAGTATTGTTGGATCACCAAGGATCTGTCAGCGATGACTCTCTGCTCGATAAGATCGAACATCTGGCTCTGACTGGATGCAAGTATCTGGTGCTCGATCACATTACGATCGCTGTGTCTGAAGGTGCTGATGGTAAGACAGGTAATGAGGCAGTTGATTTCGTTATGAGTAGTCTGCTGAAGATTGTTAAGAAGTATAACATCTGGCTAGGCATCATTAGCCACCTACGAAAGACTGATTCTAGGTCTAAGCCGTTCGAGCAAGGTCATATGCCCTCAATGGATGACATCAAAGGCTCTGGCTCGATTAAGCAGATCAGCTTTGACATCATTGGTTTCTGTCGTGATATGACTGCCGATGATGATCGCGTAAGGAACACTATCAAGTTCATGGTACTGAAGTGTCGTAAGAATGGTAACACTGGTAATGCCGGTTCAGCTTTCTATGACAGTAAGACAACTCGTCTGAAACGTGTTACAATGAACGACTTCGAAATGGC